TTCATATAAGTTACTGTAGTTGCAGTAGCAGTGCTACCTACATTCAATGTATCTTTAATACGAGCATAAGGTATCGTATATACAGACTTATTATCGCTAATTCCAAGAATAGTTGATGCGCCATCCGCTGCCGTAAGTGTAGCAATAAATGTGGTTGTACCAACTGTTATTTTTGTAACGTTTCTAAATGATTGATCAGTGTCCATTTTAACATCAAAAATATAAGCGTTATATACAGTAGCAGCACCTGTGCCACTTACATGTTCTATATTGCGTAGTCTACAAGTACCTATTTTAGTTCCACCATCTCTAAGATTAACCTCAGGAAGGAATCTCATATCTGGGAATACGCCGCTAGTAATGGTTATTGGCACATAGTTGCCGTACCGTACTGACGTTGCAATATCATCGTTATGAGCAACTGTACGTGGCTTAGATACATCAACTGAAAACGTATCAGTCATCTCGTGTGTATAACCATCGACTACAGCTTTACCTGGAGCAATTTTAAGAGTAAACTTAGTTGTATCTGATGCGTGGTCTGCAGCAGTAGTAATGTATGGGCGAACAGTGTAATCACCAGCCTCATCTCGTGTCTTAACCGCGATTGCATCATTGATCAGGCTAAACGTTGTACGCTCTTTAACCTTAGCTACTTTACCGCCTCGTATAACCATTAGCTCAACAAAGTCTGAAGCAATAACTACAGTCTCTGCATGCTTGGCCAATGTTAGTTCTAACTTGTATCGATCAGCACCTGGAGCGTTGTAGTTTGAGTATCCACCAGAAGCATTATCGTTTAGAGTAGTATCATTCGTTGCTGTTACAGCAGATTCTGTTACAGCAAATCCTACCTTATTGGATGCACTCGCTGAGTATTTCTCAAGGATGACAGTGGACGATTGAACCAATGCAAATTGGCCTCGTACAAAGTATACACCTTGCTCAACAGATACAGCAGAACCGGTTCCGGTTGAAGTAGCAGCATTTGATTTGAATTTTAATGTAACACCGTTTAGTGACGTAGATAACTCTTCGCCATTTGCAAAAGTCTTTGACGTACCAATTGATCCAGAGCTATTGTATTTAACAAATAGAGTGACAGGGTCCGATCCAACAGAAGTTGTAAATCCTACAACAACACCAGCCACTGTAGAAGTGGATCCAGCAATTGTAGCACCGATTAATTGTGCGGATGTATATGTCTCTGCATCAAATGTTGTGGATGCTGCATCTGTATATGATGCATCTACCTTGACGTAATGGTACTTATTATCGTAGTGTACTCCACCAGGAATAACCATGTCACCGTCAGAGAACATATGATTACCTAAACGGGTAACCTGATTCTGTAGGATAGTCTGTAGCTGAGTTAGTTCTCTAGCCTGAACTGCATATCCAGGTTTAAAGAGAATCCGCTGAAATAACTTTGACTCATCGTAATCATCAAAGTATGGGGAAATATTAAAATCTATGGCCATTTTTATTCTCTCTTAAAATTGGATAACTAATTTCATGTCTTCAATCACACCGGCTGAGTGTAATATAGGAGCATGATTTTCTATATAAACAAGCTCTCCAGTAGTAACATCAACCTCTGGATTAGTGATTGTATTTATAACGCCTGTACCAGCGGTAGAAGTGATAGTCTCACCTACCGTGAATGCTTTATGTCCGGTCGACACACTCTGATGAAAGCGCAAAGTATTGTTAGAGGAATCGTATGTATCAACAATTGCAACTGCGCCTGATGTACCACCTGTAATAAGATCGTCAAGAGCAAACCCTGAATCAGAAGTTAAAGTAAACCCGCTATTGCCTGACATTGATAATGCAGTTGATATTGTAGATGTTCCGAAGTTGTATGGATTACGGAATATTGAAGTCTGTCTAAAATCTTGCCCAGGTATAATATCACCTAATGCAATAGAGTCATTAATACGACCATTGATCAAAACAAAGTAAGCACCGAGAGCTTTAACTACATCAGCACCATGTCCACCTGCAGGAGATATAATAGCCCTTGCAACACTACCAGTTCCTGAACCAGAATCTGTAATAGTAATATCAGCGTATGTATATCCTGAACCGATATTAGTCATCGTAATAGAAGTAACACCAGTACCAGTCACGGCTGCCGTAGCGGTTGCTCCAGTTCCATTACCTGTAATTGTTACGGTAGGAGGTGTTGCAACAGTGTATAGTGTTCCAGCGGTATCAACTTTAACGTTGTGAATTGCACCTACAACAGCAGTATTCTGAACGTCCCATTGGAGACTAGCATCGTCTGCTGTAGGAGCTTTTTGAATAGGCATATAGACATTAGTCAAGAACTTATTGAAACCGTCAGTAGTAACTTCGTATAGAAATTTCCATTGGTATCCATCAGCAGTTGTGAATGGAGTAGTAAGTGTACCTGTTGGCTTAACTGTACTTTTGCCACTTGCAACCAAGCATACATAAACATAATAGTCATCATTCATTACGTAGAATGGACGTGATAATAAATTAGTATCCCTATCATCGTATGAGTAATAAACTTCATCAAATGTCCAGTTCCATCGGGGTACAACTAATGAAGCGTTAGTTAATTTAATCATACCCTGAGTTCCGTACCGAGCATCCAGAAGCATTGTGCCACCTTCGTTAGGTACTCCAGGAGCAGTATCATCGGCCCAAGACTCACCTCGACCAACACCCATGTAGTATTGATTTGCCCCAAATGAAGTCATTAGAGCTGCAGCGTTGTCATGTCGTATTTCTGGTGTTATAATTGCAGTCATTAGGTATTATCTCTTTCTAGTCCTGATTGGATGTTTGTACCAATTCTATTATTAACGTCTGATATCGTAAGAGTGCTCCAGTCGTTTATTGAACCTGCACTTTGGAATTTAATACGATCAAGATTCTGTAAGGTTCCTGTAGCATAAGCAACATCCTTTGCATCTTGCATAATAGGTACACTTGGAATCATCTTAAACCCAATTGGATGCAATAGCTTCTTAACATTATCTTGATATTTAGCCGGAGCAGGTTTTGCATATACTCGATATGAATGGCTTTGATATGTTTCAGAATCTTGAAGCTTAGAGTATGTATAACCAAGTCTATGCGCAAAATCTGTATACTTACCAGCAGCTTCATCCCAGTTACCGGCCGATGCAATCAACATATTGTCAGCAGGGAAGTCAACCTTAGCGTCGACACCGTGTACTATTCTAAAGTATGTCTCAATGGCTTTACTAGTTCCTTTAGCAAGATATAGACCTTTAATATTTTTGTATACTTTATTCTTTGTAGTACTAAATGCTTTTGGAAAATCAGGCGCGTATTCTTGTTCTAGATGAGCCATATGGCCTGTAGAAGTCTTATCAATATCTCGTATATTTTCCCAATTATGAGTGTGTTCGTCAGACTTATGTATAGTCTCTAACCACTCATAATATTTTTTAAGAACTAATACAAACTGAGGATAGTCTGCTGCAATATGCTGAGGTAAAACTGTTTCGACTTGTGCTTGACGATTAGACATTTTAGAACCTTGAGTTTGCGTTATAATCAACCGTACTTGAATCAGACTGCACAGTAACATTTACACCTGAACTTTCCATTGATAATAACATATATCGTTCTGGTGCAATATCGTATGAATTAGGAATTGTTCTAATTGCAATGTACGTACCAGTATATGCATCAGGTGCAAAATTATTTAATTGTACGATACCAGTAGTAGGATCTAATGTTCCGATATTACTTTGTACAATCAATGTCGATGTACCTGATTTACGTACGATATTAATATTGCGAATACCAATACCATTTGTGGGTACAACGTCTTCTAATACACAAGTTTGACCAGAATATACAAATTCTGATGAAGATAATACTACAGATGCTTTCTGAAATATTGCTTCTGGAAAATCGATTGTGTATTTAGATAGATTAGTCGGTACTAGACGCCTCTCCATTTGAACTCGTGCAATAGACGATAGGACAGAAATGCTTGTAGAATCGATAGTACTTAATAACTTTGAGTGCCTCATTATACCATTAAACTTATTAAGGTATGTACTCAAGAATGATGATGTTCCTGTTAAGATTTTATTCCTAATTAATGCAGCAACACCGTCAGAAGATAACGAGGTAGTCGTAGGATCATACTTAGCGATAACATCGAGGTTAATGTATGTGTACGTTGGATCTGTAAAGACTGGAGTAATACTCATCACTGCTCGTGGCTTAAGAATATCTGTAGATATTGTATTCTTTTGTGCAAGGGTTAACGCCTCTGCACCAGTAGGTTTGATCGAGATGAATACTTTACCATATATTGCTGGTACGTTATCTTCTCCACCCCACACACTAATAGCATCAAGTGCAGAATAGTTTGTGATGATTGCTGTCTTATAATCAGATGCAGTCACGGTTCTATCTTGTGCAGAGTATGATAATGGTGCATTAAAACGAATTGATTCGATACCTTCTCGAGCAGATCCACCAGCAGCAGTTAATACATTTGTTACAGTTGCACCAGAGAATCCATTGATTGTTCCAGACAATGCCCATGCATTTGCATCATTACCTGAAGTAGAGTTAGATGCAAGATAAGATACTACTACAACATTACCTGCAGATAACTTATTTCCTACATTACCATCGCCAAAATATATCTCGTAATTACCGTCATAACCTTCTTGTAAGAAATAGACTTTGCTTGTAGCTTCAATATTAATAATATCAGAAGTCTTTGAGTACGCAGTTCCTGTAGCAGAAGAGTACGAATCTTTTACAATAACTTTTAGTGTGGATGTGTCTATGTTAGCATCTTGAACAACAAAGAGTTGGTTCTGATCTGCAGCATCGACAACAAATGTACGTGTCTTTAATTCACCTTCAGTAACAAGTACATTAGTAAACTTATAAGCAGCATCTGATGTATGTGCTTTAGTTGTATTAAATACATGATTAATACCATCAATGGCAGTAGTAAAT